ATAGGGGCATTAAAGGCAGGGTGGAAAGATGTAACTGGAATTGAAATTTCAGATGAATATGTAGAGATTGCAAAGGCTCGAATTGAACATTATTGTGGTGTTCGTGGATTGGAGAAATTTTTAGTTTGACAAACTAGAAAAAAAATGGTATAATATAGGTATGAACTATTACACAAATGTTTTTACGATTGGAAATAGAGTCTGTGTTCGTTCCATTGAAAACGGAGAACGAAAAAAGTACAGAGATGAATTTAAACCCACCGTTTTTATCCCCTCAAAAGACAAAACCAGCAAATTTAGTACTATAGATGGTATTTGTGTTGAAGCGTTTCAGCCAGGAACTATTCGGGAAACCAGAGAATTTATAGATGAATATAAGGGAATGTCAAATTTCCGAGTTTATGGTTATGCTGAATGGTCAAATCAATATATCGGAAAATATTTTGATCAATGTGATTTTGATACTAGCAAAATAAAGGTATGTGTCATTGATATTGAAGTTGCATCAGAAATGGGGTTTCCATCAGTTGCAGATGTTCGTGAAGAAATAATTGCTATTACGATCCAAGACAGTTCTACAGGACATTTTTATGTTCTTGGTAGAGAACCAGTTGATATTGATCGTGAGAATGTCAGTTATTTACATTGTCCAACAGAAGTTGATTTATTAGAGAGGTTTTTGCATACGTGGGAATTATTGCAACCAGACGTATTGACAGGTTGGAACAGCAAAATGTATGACATGCCTTATCTGGTTCGCAGAATAAAGTCTATTATGGGTGATAAAGAGGCAAAACGACTTTCTGTTTGGAATTATATTAGGGAGAGAACAGTTAGGGTCATGAATCGAGAAGAAATTGTGTATGTGATTGGGGGTCTAGCACAATTGGATTATCTTGATTTATATAAGAAATTTACGTATCAGAATCAGGAAAGTTATAAATTAGATCATATTGCATTTGTAGAATTGAAAGAGAAAAAAATGTCTTATGCAGAGCATGATAGTATGCATACATTCTACAAAAAGGATTATCAGAAATTTATCGAGTACAATATTAAGGATGTTGAGTTGGTTAGTCGTCTTGAGGATAAGATGAAATTGATTGATTTGGCAATAGTAATGGCATATGATGCTGGTATAAATTATGAGGATGTTTTTGGTCAAACAAGATATTGGGATGCGATGATTTATAATCATTTGCGAAGAAAAAATGTTGTTGTACCAGCAAAGCCAACCAATGTAGATAAACCTAAATTAGCAGGGGCATATGTTAAGGAGATACCAGAGAAGGGAATTTCTGCTAAATGGGTTGTTTCATTTGATTTGAATAGTTTGTATCCACATCTTATTATGCAGTATAATATTTCACCAGAAACTTTGAGAGAAGATTTGCCTAGATGGTTTGGTGAAATGGATGAACTTGTGAAGGGAAAAATTGATTTGCCTGATGTCAAAGATGCGTCAATGGCAGGGAATGGATGGTATTTCAGAAATGATGTGCAGGGATTTTTACCCGAATTGATGCAACAGTTGTATGATGATCGGGTTAAATATAAAGAGTTGTTTTTGGAAGCAGAAAAGGCAAATGATGATGTCAATAAATCCAAGTATAATAATAGACAGATGGCAAGGAAAATTTCACTAAATAGTGCATATGGTGCTATTGGAAATGAGTATTTTCGATATTTTGATATTCGTAAGGCAGAAGCAATTACGATGTCAGGACAATTGGCAATACGTTGGATTGAGAGAAAACTCAATGAGTATATGAATCAGGTATTAGAAACTGATGATGTGGATTATGTAGTTGCTAGTGATACCGATTCGGTATATTTGAACATGGGTGATCTTGTCGATAAATTTTTGGGAAAATTGACTGATGATGATAAAATTGTTGATGCACTTGCACAATTTTCTGATGATAAGGTAGAACCTTTCATTGACAAGTCTTATCAGGAATTGGCAGAGTATATGAACTCGTTTGACCAACGAATGGTGATGAAACGAGAAGTTATTGCTGATAGAGGAATCTGGACTGCCAAGAAACGATATATTTTAAATGTTCATGATAGTGAGGGTATTCGTTATGAAGAACCGAAGTTGAAAATCATGGGAATTGAAGCAGTTCGTAGTTCTACTCCGTCATCTTGTAGGGGTACGATTTTAGAAACTATGAAATTGATAATGAATGGAACAGAAACTGAACTGATTGCATTTGTTGATAAGTTTAGACAAGAATTTATGCTATTGCCAGCAGAAGAAATTTCGTTTCCTCGTTCTGTGAAGGGGTTGGATAAATATTACGATAGTGTGATACGGTATAGTAAAGGCGCACCTATTCACGTCAAGGGGTCTTTGATACATAATATATTATTGAAGGAGAAAGAATTGTCGAATAAGTTTATGACTATTAGAAATGGTGATAAGATAAAATTCACCTATTTGAAAGAACCGAATCCAGCGAAGGATAAAGTGATCGCATTTGTTAATGCATTGCCTGATGAATTTGAATTGGATTCTTACATTGACAGAGATTTGCAATTTGAAAAGGCATATCTTGAACCTATTAAAACTGTTTTGAGTGTTGTGGGATGGCAACACGAAAAGCAAGAAAGTTTAGAATCATTTTTTGTATGAGGGGAAAATTATGAGAGTTTATGAATTAGCAAAGGAATTCGGAAAAGTTTCAACTGAATTTTTGGATGAAATACAAGGTTACGGAATAGATGTGAAAAGTCATTTGGCAACTTTAGATGATGTACAAATTGCGACTATCAGACAGAACATTGCAGATGGTGTAGAACTTGAGAAATTTGTACCACCGCCGGATATAGTCGATCCAATTCCAGAAGAAAAGGATATCTCTGACAGACTTGGAAATCTTGTACAGAGTGAGATAGATAAAGCCTTTGCTGTGAAACAAGTTGAAGAAGATCCCGATTTGGATGATCTCCGCAAAGAGTTCATTGGAGAGAGGGCAGAAGATTTCCAAGAGAAAATGGATTTGGATGATCCGATACTAAAAGAGAAGGAGAAACGAGAGAAAATGGCATCTGATATAAAAGGACATGCAGAAGCACATAGGAGAGAACAATTAAAGTCTGTGAGCAAACCTAAAGGATTATTTGGTTGGATAGCAAGTTTGTTTTCGTAGATGTTATAAAAATACCTGATCAATCATCTCCTGATGGTGTATCACCTAGTACGTGGGGTATTTTTGATGGAAAACCAGATGCTAAAACATTTCGGTATCGGTGTAAATTTTGTAATGTTATAATTGAGGCAAGATTTCCCAGATGGGATAGGATGTTGGGTAAAACCCATGATGAAACAGCACCACTAAATGGATGGAAATCTCCTTGTTGTATAAAAAACGTAGAGAGGATAGAATAAATGTCAGATTTTTTAACTGATCTTGTAAAAGAATTGGATGATGAACACACTACAATTGCGGCGGAAGGGAAATCTTCTGCCGAATTTAGTGGTACGGTTGATACGGGATCTCATATTTTAAATGCGGTTTTGTCGGGTTCTCTATGGGGTGGTGTTCCTAATAACAAAATTACAGTTTTTGCTGGTGAATCGGCAACAGGAAAAACTTTTTTTGTATTGGGTGTAATTAGTCAATTTCTGAAAACTTATCCCAATGGTGGAATCATTTATTTTGATACTGAGTCTGCTGTGACTAAAGATATGTTGGAAAGTAGGGGAATCGAACCCAAAAGGGTTATTAAATCAGAACCAGATACTATTCAAAAATTTCGACATACTGCAATTCAAACTCTTGATAAATATATCGAGCAAGATGTTGATGAACGTCAACCAATGATGTTGGTTTTGGATAGTTTGGGTCAATTGTCTAGTACTAAGGAAATTGAGGATACAGCAAAGGGTGAAGAAACTAGGGATATGACGAAGGCACAAATTCTGAAGGCAACTTTTAGGGTTTTGAATTTGAAATTATCAAAGGCAAACGTACCTTTATTGGTTTGCAATCACGTTTATGATGTTGTTGGATCATATATTCCCATGAAAGAAATGTCGGGTGGTTCTGGTTTAAAATATTCTGCATCTACCATTGCCTTTTTGAGCAAAAAGAAAGAACGTGATGGAACAGATGTGATTGGGAATATTATCAAAGTTAAAATGCAAAAGAGTCGTTTGTCTAGGGAGAACAAAGAGGTTGAATGTCTGTTAACGTATGATAAGGGATTGGATAGGTTTTATGGGTTGATTGATGTTGGGGTTGATGCTGGTATATTTAAAAAGGTATCGAATCGAATCGAACTACCAGATGGCAAGAAAATTTATGCCAAACAGATATATGAAAATCCGAAGGAATATTTTACTGATGAAATAATGGGTAAATTAGAAGAATATTGCGAAAAGGAATTTCAATATGGTGCGGTAGAAGAAGATGATGAAGTAACTAATATCGAAGAATTAGCAATAATTGATAGTGAGGTAGAATAGTTTGAAACATTTTGACCAATTAGTTCCAGAAGAATTATTTGATAAATTTACAAGAGAATTATTAGAGTGGAATGTTGATCAGGAAAATAGAGTGGGATGGGTTTGCATACATTGTAGTGAATCCACCTATGACACTGATTATGATAATTTGATATCACCTAGCCTTCACATATATTGTCTAGCATTAATGGAGAAAAATGAGAATAGAAAGAACGATTCTGCGGAATCTGATATATAATGAAGAATATGCAAGAAAAGTTTTACCGTTTATTGATAATAAATATTTCCACGATACACCAGAGAGGATTTTATTTGAGAGAATAACAGAACATATACACAAATATAATGGATTGCCAACCAAAGAAACCCTTGAAATATCGTTGAATAGTTTAGATGATATTGCTGATTCGACCTTTACCGATTTGACTAATATGGTGTCGGAGTTGGAATCAGAAAAGGAAATGGCATCGGACTCCGATTGGTTGCTGGAAGAAACTGAGAAATTCTGTCAGGGGAAAGCAGTTTATAATGCTATAATGAAGTCTATTCATATTATAGATGATAAACAGAGTACTACTGGACAGGGTGAAATACCTAAGATATTGAGTGATGCGTTATCAGTTAGTTTTGATCCGAATATAGGACATGATTATTTTGAGGATTTGAATGAACGATATGAATTTTATCATTCAGAAGAAGAAAAAATTCCATTTGATATTTCATTGCTGAATAGCATCACCAAAGGTGGTTTGTCTAAGAAATCACTCAATATAGTGATGGCAGGTACAGGGGTAGGCAAGAGTTTGTTTATGTGTCATTGTGCAGGGGCAAATTTGAGTGATGGCAAGAATGTGTTGTACATCACATTGGAAATGGCAGAAGAAAGAATTGCCGAACGAATTGATGCCAATTTGCTCAATATGAATATTGCGGATTTGGTTAGTTTATCCCAAGATCGTTATATTGAAATGGTTGAAAATGTCAAGAGCAAGACAATTGGTCGATTGATTGTCAAGGAATACCCAACAGCAGTTGCGAGTGTGACGCATTTTAGGCATTTGCTGAATGAGTTACATCTGAAGAAAAATTTTAAACCAGATATTATCTATATTGATTATCTGAATATATGTGCATCCAGCAGAATAAAGACAGGATCGAATGCAAATTCTTATACTTTGGTTAAATCTATTGCGGAAGAATTACGTGGTTTGGCAGTTGAGTATGACGTGCCTATGGTATCTGCAACACAAACTACCAGAACTGGTTTTGCTAGTAGCGACCTTGAATTAACTGATACTTCAGAAAGTTTTGGACTACCAGCAACTGCCGATTTCATGATCGGTATAATCACATCTGAGGAATTAGAAGAACAGGATTTGGTGATTGTTAAGCAATTGAAAAATCGGTATAATGATCTGACTAAGAATAAAAGGTTTACAGTAGGCATTGATCGTGATAAGATGCGTTTGTTTGATTCGGAAGATCAGGAATTTATGCATCAGGTAGATGATGATGATGAGGACGATTTACAAATGAGTCAACCATTTGGTAGGAAAAAACAGATGGATTTCAGTCAAATGGTGTAGACTTATAAATAAAGATATGCGTATCGGTATAAAGGATAGGTGTTATGCTCAGTTTTAGAGGATTTTTATCAGAAGCAAAGAATTTTCATCCAGAAAGTGTGCAAGAAATTGAAACTAGTGGAATACCATCGGAATTTCAACCTGCTTTGATTTATATTTTCAATGCTTTAAGAAAAGAGTTTGATGAATCAAAACCTCTTACCATTGATCTTGAGAAATATTCAAATGGAAGGGGCCAAGTATTTTTCAAAAATAGTATTGCAGGGAATGATGAGATAATTAAGAAAATATTGAATTCTCCAGAAAATACGAATGAAAAGGGAAAATTGATTTATGATCCCTATACTAGGACGAAACCATTTTCGGATGGTTCATTGGGTGTTAATATAACAGCTGCTGATTGGGAACAAGTTATTTGTGTTGCATGGAATAAAAAGGTGTTGAATCTTAGTGATGATGATGCAAAGAAAAGGGCAGATATATTAAATTGGAAAGAGAAACTCGATCCGAAATTGTTGTCTGGTGCAAAGATTGTTGATTCAATATTAAAGAAAGTTAATACAAAGAGGGCGATGAAACATTTTGGATCATCGTCTGAAGATGTGTCACAGCAATGGATGAAATATGTTCAGAAAATGAGAGGAGTGACGACTAAACAACCAGCAGCTGCGAGTAGGACACCTAAAACAGATATGTTTTTTGAGAATGGGGATAGAATTTCTTTGAAAAAAAGTGGTGGTTCACAATTAATGAGCGGAAAGGATTTTGAAACTTTAGGTACTATTTCTGTTGCATTGGATAAATGTAGAGAACAGAATTTTTGGGATACTGCTGTGTTGTCAAAAATGAATAAAATTTATAGCAAAATTGAAAATGAAATCAAACCGAGGGGTAAAAAGGGATTTATAACTCATAAATTTGAGGGTGGATTTGAAACTATGAGTGGAGAAAGAGGCGCCCAAAGTCAGATGACTAAGGTGAAGAATTTGGGATGGCAACAGATTAAGGGATTTGCTCGAAATGATTTTTTAGATTGGGTTATTGAGCAAACTAATATGCAAGATAGAGTTCAAGAAAGTCTGGATGATTTATTATCTGATCCTAGAATTAAGAAAACTTTTTCGGAAGCATTGACGCATGAAGCAATGTCAGGTACAGTTAAATTTGGTGCGAATTCGCCTGCAACTGCAACTCATGTATTGATATTTAAAGAGAGCGGAGAGGGTAAATATACAAAGATTGATGATACTTATGTCGCAGATGTTGCCAGTAATGTTAATTGGCAAGTTAAATTTAAAACATCTGGTACAGGAAAGGCAGCATGGACAGCATTAAAAGGAATTTTCTCAGAATCTTTTGAAGAATTGGGTGGGCAATATTTATCTGAACAAGATTTGCTAGATGAAGGTATTATATGGAATTTTATCAAAAAATGGTTCAAAAAGGTTTGGAATAAAATCGCAAAGATTGCTACTCAGTCTATAGAAAAATTGATGGAACTTTTTGGAATAAAAATGCAATTCGGTATTAAAAGGGATTATACATTTGTATGAGATCATTTACCGATTTTATCACTGAGCAAGCAGTTAAAAATTTACACCTAGAACACATTGAAGATGAGGTGTTCAATAATGGTATAATCGGTGCAAGAGAATCTATAACTTTTTTGAAATCCTTACGTGATATGTTATCTGGTAGTGCGAATGCTGGTGTTGATGTTACAGTTAAATTTGACGGTGCGCCAGCAATTTTTGTCGGTACAGATCCAAGTGATGGAGAATTTTTCGTAGGTACAAAGGGTGTTTTTAACAAAAATCCGAAATTAATTAAAGAACCAACTGATATAGCAAGGTTTGGATATGCTGGTCAATTGGCAGAGAAATTGCTAATTTCCTTTATTGAATTAAAAAAATTGGGTATAAAAAATGTGCTTCAGGGTGACATGATGTATACTAATGGTGATCTTGAGAGCATTGAAGTTGACGGAGAACAATATATTTCTTTTCAACCTAATACTATCGTGTATGCCGTACCTAAGAGGTCGGCATTTGCACAAAAAATATTAAAGTCTAAAATGGGTATAGTTTTCCACACAACTTATAATGGCACTTCATTAGAAGAAATGGGTGCTGAGTTTGGAGCAGATATTTCTGGTTTGAACAAAGTTGATACTGTATGGTTTTCTAATGCAGAATATAACGATAAATCAGGAACTGTTACATTCACTAAGCAAGAAACCAGTGTAATAACTGGTTTCTTGTCTAGTGCTGGTAAGGCATTTCGTAAGGTCAAATCAGCACAATTAAAGGATTTTTTAGAGTTTCAAAATAGTTTGCCGTCAGGTGTGACGGGGATAAAAATCAAAACGTATTTAAATTCACTTATTCGACAAGGTACAGCAATTTCGGGAGTTAAAAATCATGTTACCAATTATGTCAAGTATGTTACAGACTATGCTGAAGTTAAAACAATTGGAAAAGTCAAAACAGAAAAAGCAAAAGAGGCAAAAAAAGAACAAAGAGATGAAATCATCGAAAACATCAATCGCAATAAAACCACAATCCAGGCTGTAATGGAATTATATATCTTTGTCACTTATGCTAAAGAGGCAATTTTAGAGAAATTGGATAGTGGTACGAGATTGTTTTCGGATACGTTTATCAAAACAGATAATGGTTATAAAGTGGTCAATGACGAAGGGTATGTGGCAATCGACACTATTAAAGGCAATGCAGTCAAATTGGTGGATCGGTTAGAGTTTTCATACAATAATTTTAATGGGATTAAAAATTGGGATAAGTAATGCTAAGATTCAAGGAATTTCTACAAGAGAAAATAGAAGGTGTGGCATGGCAAAAAACTATCTATGATTTGCTTTGGCAACCAAATGACCAAAAGATGGGGTATATACCTCTGTCCAAACAAATGCTACGGAGATTGGGTATAACT